GTTTCATCACCTAATTGAATTTGTTTGGTGTCTTCATCAATATATGGTTGAGCAGTTTTAGTATCTGAATACCCTTCACCCACTTTATTAATAACCCTTAAATCGACTAAGTTAACCACCCCTGATTGTGAGTTAATTATTTGTTTTAACTCTCCAACATATAAATGCTCACCTAAGTCCCTACCATCAATCTCCAAATATGAAGACACTTCTGATAAAATCGAAGATATGATTTCTGTTTGATTAACATTCTTATCTAATATCACATCTATCTCAAAACCTAAGTCAATAATCTCAGCAACTTCTGTCTCAATATAATCGTTAATCATTCGATATTCTGATAGATACTCAGCAATGTTTTGTCTTAAAACGTTAGAAACTTTATTTGTTAAACTACCATCAGAATCATAAGACAATAAATTAATTCTTATCTTATTATCTTCTTCAAATACGTTTACCTTTGATGGTGCTCCGTATTTTGCTGGCATTGTCTTTATTAATATTCTATAATCATTCAACGTCACGGCTCTTTCTTGAGCGGCGAAATTAAACGCAACCATATTTCTAATTTCTTCTAATGATGGTTTGTCCGCCCCACCAATCGCGGCTGCTACGTTAGTCGCAGTTAAAGAGTTAATAACTCGTGTGTTGATATTAGACGATGGTCCTGTTACCGAAAAATCATAATCACCTAAGTCGTTTAATGAATTAACACCTACGTTAGATGTTATACCACCACCAACACGATATTTTATAAATAAAGTAGTGTTTGGTTTAACTGATTTACCTAATGATAAGTTATTTGTGAAATCTAATAAATCGTAACTCCCTTCTAAGTCTACGAAAGTATCAAATTGGTCTTGAGCCGATGTATTACCACCCCCAAAAGTTACAAACGCAAATCCTTCAGGAGTAAACTCAGATATAAATCTTCTATCAACTGTTTTATACTTACCCCTTACAACACCTGGTTGGTCTGAAGGAGATGTCGGGTCTTGAGTAAAAATTCTATCCTGTGATAAACTTTTAACCTCATACCACTTATTTTTAGTTTTTCTAAATTCTGCATCTGACGGTACTGTACTAAATGTTGTTCCTTGTTTTTCTATAACATCCACAATCCCTAACACATCTTCATCCGGTAGGTATAATCTCATAAATGGTTTAACATCTGAAGGTCTAATAACTTTTTTAAACACCTTTGTCACCCCATTAACAACAACCTCTCTTTTTGTTATATTATACGATAATATTGTCCCCGAACCATCAACAATAGGAATTTTAGTCCTGTTTGGATTACCTTTCAAATCATACTGACTTGAGAAGTCAATATCGTAAATCGTTTCAAATATATGTCCCGAACCCGACACCTGAGCTCCTCTTCTTAGGATACCCAAATATCTAGAATCTTCTTTATCCCCCGAAACAGGAACGTTAACTGTAAAGTCAACTAAAGTCACTGAAGGTCTTTTACCCGGTAACTTTAATCCGTAAGTTCTGGCAATATTATATATTGATTGTTTTTGTTGTGCGTAGTCCAACACAGTCTCTTGCATTGTCCTATCAATATGATAATGTAAATTATCACCAATCGCAGCGTTCATATCTAAGAATACCGAGTATAATGACGCATCGTTATAATTTTGTATTAAATCTGGGTAATACTCTTTTGTTAGGTTAACTAATTCAGTTCTTAACCCCAAAAAGTCTCTTTCTACGTATGAAATCTTATCTGCCATGGTTATATGTTAATTAAAATGTAATCTCTTTCTGCGAATTGACCAATACTATTTGTGTAATCAATCCTTAATTTAGCCGTGTACTCTTCAGTACCTTTAGAGGCAATTCTATAAAGTCTTTCATCTAACCCTGTAGTAAACTCACCAGGACTTTCTTCTGTTTCTAAATACGGAGTGACCTTGATACTATTAACCGTTAGTTGTGGTAAGAATTCTTTAACAGACTCATCAACTTCTTGTTGTATCTTACTGAAAGTACTCTCATCCATTGGTTCAAATATATGGTCATATAGTTTGGTTCCAAAACTTGGTAAATAATAACGACTTCCTTTTCTTGTTAATAACAAATGAATCAATGCCGCCCTTACTTCTTTACTTGAAGTGTTCGTCATTTTTAAATACTTCCCATTCGTAGAATCCGAAAAAGGAAAATCAATCCCAAAATTATTTATATCCGCCATTTAGTTGCTTTATTACTATAAATATTAAATTAACTATTTTCTCCCATTATTAAAGTCAATAAATAAAAAAGAGGACCTAAGTCCTCTTTTTATCAATCTATTTTTTTGGTTATGAACCACATGCTTCACAATCATCAGGATTGTCTAACGAACAAACCATATCATTCAATAACTGTTCATCAGTCATCGGTGTTGGTTGCGTTATCTTTGGTGTCTCAATTTGTGGTGCAACAACCTCTTTTGGTGTTTCCTCCAATTTAGACATATCAATACCCAAACCTTTCAGTGCTTCAGACTTCGGTCTCGTTCTCAAATAGTACATACCTGTCTTTAACCCCTTTTCCCATGCGTGGAAGTGAGCAGCAGTTAGTTTCGCCGCGTTTACGTCTTCCATAAATAAATTCATAGATTGTGATTGGTCGATAAACACACCTCTATCAGCCGCCATATCAATTAATTTCTTTTGTGAAATTTCCCAAACTGTTTTATATCTATCTTTTATTTCTTGCGGTATTTCATCAATATGTAGTACCGAACCATTACCCGCAAACATCTGTAACCTAACCTTATCATTCCATAAACCTAAGTTAACTAAATCTTGGATTAAGTGTTTGTTTACCATTACAAACTCACCTGATAGGGTGTTTCTTTTATATATGTTAGCAGTAAATGGTTCAAAACATTCATTATTACCTAAAATTTGTGCCGTTGAAGCCGTTGGCATTGGTGCCATTAATAATGAGTTTCTAACCCCGTGTTTCACAACCTCATCTCGTAAAGATTTCCAATCCCATTTACCTGACATATCAGAGTCTGTTAACCCCCATAATTCAAATTGGAATTTACCCTCCGATAAAGGAGACCCTTTAAATGTTTCGTAGTGACCTTCTTCAATCGCCTTATCTTTAGATGCCGTAACCGCCGCAAAGTATATTGTTTCGAATATCTCTGAGTTAAGAGTTGAGGCTTTTTCAGAATCAAAAGGATACCCCATCATAGCAAATACATCCGCTAATCCCTGGATACCAATTCCGATTGGTCTATGTCTAAAGTTTGAACGTTTAGTCTCAGGAGTAGGATAATAGTTGATATCAATTACCTGATTTAAGTTAACAGTCGTATTATACGCAACATCATATAACATATCAAAATCAAAAGTTCTTAACCCCTTATTTTGTGAACGTACTTTACCTTCAGGTATTGTTACCATTTTTGGTAACGCAATAGACGCTAAGTTACAAACCGCAGTTTCATCCTTATCGGTATACTCTAAAATTTCAGTACATAAGTTAGATGACTTAATAGTACCTAAATTCTTCTGATTAGATTTAGCATTTGCAGGGTCTTTATATAACATATAAGGAGTACCTGTTTCAATTTGTGATTCTAAAACTTTCGCCCATAATTCACGAGCCTTAATCGTTTTACCTTTACCCTCTGACTCATACTTTTGGTATAAATCACTGAACGCCTTGTTCTCTCCATCATCATAAGCATCTATCAATCCTGGTACCTCATTAGGTGAAAATAATGTCCAATCTCCATTGGTCTTAACTCTCTCCATGAATAAATCTGAAATCCATAATGCTAAGAACAAATCTCTTGCTCTTAATTCTTCTTTACCATGATTCTTTCTTAAATCTAAAAAGTCGTAGATGTCAGCATGCCATGGTTCCAAGTAAACGGCTATCGACCCTTTTCTTTTACCACCACCTTGGTCTACATACCTAGCAGTTTCATTAAACACCTTTAACATTGGTATAATACCATTCGAAGTTCCATTAGTCCCTTTAATATAAGAACCTTTAGAACGAATCTTAT